TCTCCGAGAACCCTCTTCTTAACGTGGACATCGATTGCAGCGACCCACTGTTGTATGCGGGAGGTCCAACTCAGATCCTTGGGGCCAGTTTCACCGACGAAACCTTGATCGAGGTTACCGACACCAAGAGCACTGCTCCTCATGGCTTCGTTTTCAAGGTCAATTTCGATGGACCGTCTTACTCTTTCGTGATCAAAGAAGACGCCCCGGCTGGTTGGGAGTTCGAAGTGATTCCTGGCATCTTGGATGGTGAGGTAGAAGGATTCATCGTTGGAGACAAGCTCGAAATCGTGAGCGAGTTCGGAAGACGAGGAGTCACTATCGAACGTGATGACGTGGTCTACAATGTGATGGAGCGTGTTTCGCCGAACTCTGTTTGGCCCATGCTATATCCTGGGACGACCACTTTCGCAATTGAAGCCAATCACTACACGATCGATCGGCTCATCCACACGAAGACGTACTGGGGGGTCTGATGGATCTCATCAAGTTCCCACCAGCCCCCGGTCCGTCACTAACCTTGACGGGAGCAGAACTCGTCGAGAACTGGGACAGCGTTACTTGGATCGAGCGTTTCAACGAGCCGGGCGAGTTCACGATCGAATCGAAGATCTCGAGCGGTGTTGAACAAGATCTCCCTATCGGGACACTCATCTCTCACATCAACACCTCGGAGATGATGATCGTTGAGAACCATGAGATCCATGTAGAGGAAGATCAGGAAACGACGATCAAGATCACTGGACGTAGTTTCACCAGTTTCTTGGAGAATCGATACGTCGGATCTCAGATCATGCTGGGAGACCCTGAGGACATCCCCGATTACCCGTATCCAGACTTCCTCTTGACATCAGACAAGAGCTGGAACCAAATCGCGCATCTCATCAATCTCCATATTTACATGGGGTATGGCCCGATCGTGTATGGAGACGGGATCAAGAACGTCTTTGCCGCTGTTGGATCATCATTGAGTTCGGCTGGGGTAACAGGTAACGAGACCGATCGTAGATTCAAGAAGCAGGACCTGTACAGCGCAGTCAAAGAATTGTTGGCTGTTGATGGTCTTGGTTTGAGGGCGGTTCGTCCTGGAAAGATTGGAATGGAGTACGGACTTTACGAGGCCATTCCGGACTATCTGGTTCTTGAGATCTTCAAACCTCAGAACAAGTCAAAAGAGGTGGCGTTCTCTTATGAGTTCGGCGATATTCGGTCTGCGGACTATCTTCGCTCGATCAAGAGCAAGAAGAATGCGGTCCTGGTTAGCGGTAAGTGGATCGACCTCATTCGCATCCAAGGGCTTGCTGGCGAGAACTACAACACGCCTGAAACAGGTGGAATCATCGACTACCCAATCACGATCACGGATTTTGTGAATTTCGGGGCTGGATACAATCGTCGATGGGGGATGATCAAAGCCAATGAATTCGATGACCGTTATTCAGAAGCGCCATCGACTCTTGAGGATCTGATGATCACTACCCCGCCCATGGGCCAGAAGGCTGATCGGTATCTCAACACAATGAACGAAATGTCGATCTCCAACGTCCAGATCGCAATGAACCTGACTCGAAACAGGTATCGAGATGACTATCAGCTCGGTGACTTCGTCGGAGTCAATGGAGAATACGATGTGGACACATACATGCAGGTAAGCGAGTACGTGGAGATCGAAGATGAAAACGGAACCAACGCTTACCCAACGTTGGTGAAAGCAACACGACCGGAGGAGACTCTTGACACTTAACAACAAGGCATACGACGTGGTAAAGGACGTTGTGACGCTGGTTTTGCCAGCCGCAGCGACGCTCTATGCCACGATCGCTGGAATCTGGGGGCTACCCTTCAGTGTGGAGGTTGTTGGCACCTCCGCCGCGGTAGCTACCTTCCTTGGCGCGGTGCTGAAGATCAACACCGTGAAGTTCGCCAAGGAGAACACGATGGTTCAGAACACGGTGCTCGAGCAACTCGAACAGGCTCCGGCGGGTGTCACCTTATCTGAGATCATCTCTCCGGGAAGTTCTTTTCCTGAACTCTGACAGAAGTAGGAGACCAAATGGACTGGAGTCAGTGGGTAGCTCTTGTATTCACGGGATTGTACACCGTTGCTGCCTCTGCTGGATTCTGGAAGTTCTTCTCTCATAGACAGTCTGAGAAGCAATCTGAGATCCAACTCCTCCTAGGTCTTTCTCGTGAGTTATTCAACATCATCAGCGCATCTTACATAGAAAGGGGGTGGATCTCCAGAGACGAATACGAGAATCTGGTGACCCACATCTACGCTCCCTACAAGGTGCTCGGTGGGAACAGCACAGCTGACAGAATCATGGAAGAGATTAGCGACCTACCGTTCCGATCGTCCGTCAACCCACTGACGAACCGCCGGGGCAATGGTCGGCTTAGGAGGATTGATGAGCCAGAAGACAGGGAGTGACAAACCGGGGGGCCAGAAGATGGTCCTTTCGGCGAAGGTCTACGAGTTCCTTGTGATCTTCGTGTGTGTGATCTCACCTAGCGCATCGGCTATGTACTTAGGCCTCTCAGCGGTCTTTGACTGGCCGTATGCGTCTTTGATCATCATCGTAACGTTGTCGATCACCACATGCATTGGCGTGTTTCTGATGTTCACGACCAAAGCCTTCGTCGTGTCCCTCATCCATTACGACGGCAACATGCTCGTCAGAGAGGGGGAGTCCGGTGAATTGCTCTATTCGCTGGAGTTGAACGACGATCCAGAGCCTCTTCGGTTGAAGAGCCACATCATCTTCAAGGTGATCCACGAGCAGCAACATTCCTCTCAGGACGTCAAAATGGGAGTCGATTCTGACGATTGATCGGTTCGTAGCCCAAACATGGGCTGTAATGGAGAGACAACCGAAAGGAGTACCCATGATTGGACTTGATTCGTTCAGGAAGAAGAGCGATTTCGACAGTCTGATCACCCAACTGACCGAGAGGCTTGCTACGACAGACCCCGGTTCCGAAGAGTACACCAAGCTCATGACGCATCTTGAGCGCCTCACGAAGATGAGGGGTAGCGATACCCCCCGCCGACTGAGCCGCGATACGATGCTCATCGTGTTTGGGAACCTCGTCGGAATCGTGATCGTCGTGTTCGCCGAGGACAGTCGAGTGATCACGTCGAAGGCCTTCGGAATGATCCCGAAGATCAAGACCGACAAGGACGCCTGAGTTCCTGTCCGAAAGGAGGGGTCGTGTAGAGCAGAACGCCTACACGGCCTCTTCTTTTTGGCAATCCCTACATCGACTCTAAAAATTTCCCGGGGGGAATTTTGGGCAAAACTCGGGCGACTTCCAGCCCGTAAGAAAAACATCGCCCTATATGAAGACGTATTCCCTACCGAAGGAGCCCCACATGAGCTCAAGGACCATGACCTATGGTACCTTGCTGAGCGTCGCTGGACTGATCGCATCCGTGATCGGTGGAGCGATGATCCGCAAGGCCACGGTCGAGAACCTGACCGAGCTGTTGCTGGCCACCCCTCAGAAGGACGACTAGCCTTCAAGACCTGGACCCGACATGGGTTTAGGTTTTTGGGGTTCGTAAGGGAAACATCTCGCTATATGAAGACCTATTCCCTACCAAGGAGTGCACATGACCTTCAACGACATCAAGGAGAAGGTTGCGGAGAACCCCATCGCCGCTGCTGGTGCCACCGCCCTGGTGATCACTGCGATCGCCAAGTTGGTGGACGCCGGAAGCGCAGCGCAGGGTCGCCGTGCCTACGCCAAGATGGTGAAGAACAGCACCAAGAAGAAGTAGTTCTTCGAACCTGAGTCCAACATGGACTTAGGTTTTTGTCTTACCCATTCCAACCAATTAGGAGAGTCATGATCGAGAAGATTGCCAAGAAGGCAAAGGACGGCCTGGTCCGTCAGGTCAACGAACACCCCAACAGGGTTCTGTTCGTCGCTGCTATGGCTGCTGCGTTCCTCACTGGAGCGGAGTTCGGTCGTAAGCAGGGAAGCAAGAAGAACCTCGTCGGTCTGGAGGCCCTCCGGAACGTCGAGGGAGAGATGACCGTGTTGGCGTCGCTGAAGAGCGGCAAGACCATCATCTACGAGCCCTGATCATGGGGACCAGACGAGTTCAGATCTACACCAACCGCTACATTGGAGATGCGTACATGAGTACATCAGGAAGCAACTACGGCTGCCTCAGCTTCATCGGTGACGTCGTCATGACGCTGCTCACCGGTGGTCTGTGGCTGATCTGGGTGTTCGTCCGTGAGATGCGGAGGCGATGATGGGAGAATCACCGCTGACTCGCAACATCCGACGAGCATCGCAGCTCGCCAACCGCCGTTCACCGATCCTGCTGGCAGCAGCAGGCATCACGGGCACCATCGTCACGGCATATTTGTCAGGACGAGCATCATGGAAGGCGGCCAACGTCATCCGTGACATCGAGGAAGAGCAAGGGGCATCAGAGGACCCAGTCCAGAGAACGAAGGACCGTGCGAAGGCTGTCTGGCCTCTGTATGTCCCTACGGTGATCTCAGGAACTGGGACGATCGCCTCCATCGCCATGTCCAACAAGATCTCCTCAGGACGAACCGCAGCTGCTGTAAGCGCCTACGCCTTGACCGAGAGAGCGTTCTCGGAATACAAGGAGAAGGTGGTCGAGCAGATCGGAGAGAACAAGGAGCTGGCGATCCGTGACAAGATCGCTGAGGAGAAGGTCCAGAGGAACAACCCAGCAAAGACGATCGTGCTGGGGTCTGGGCAGGTGCTCTGCTGTGAGCTCTACACGAAGCGGTACTTCATGTGCGACATGGAGACCCTCAAGCGCACGACGAACGAGATCAACGCTGCGATCATCAGCGATCTGTACGTCAACCTGGACGTGTTCTACGACTCGGTCGGGCTGCCGCACACCTCCCACTCGAACGAGCTCGGGTGGGACTCGGATCGTCTGCTCGAACTAGTGTTCACCACGGTTCTGTCGGAGGACGGGCGTCCTTGCATCGCCTTCGACTACAACTACATCAAACCCATCTGACGACTCACGATTGGAGATTGACAAATGAGTCTGTTCAAGAAAGACAACGACGACCCCAAGATCCACACCTTGGCGAAGTCGATCCTCGGGTCCATTGCGGCCTGGGGAGCGACCATCCTGGTGGAGAAGCTCTACGACTATTACCTCGAAGAGCACAAGCGCAACAAGACCACTCTCGAACTGAAGGAGCACAATGCTTAAGCAGGACATCACGTACGAGGACCTCGACGGCAACAAGGTCACCGATACGTTCTACTTCCACCTCAACAAGGCCGAGGCCATCCAGGTCCAGGCCATGTTCTTCGGCGCTGGAGGACAGCGTCTCGAGGAATCGGTGCGGCGGCAGGACATGGTCGTGCCCGTCAACACCATCCTCGACGTGATCCTCATGGCGTACGGAGAGAAGAGCGCTGACGGCAAGACGTTCGTCAAGACCGATGAGAACCGGGCGTGGTTCAAGGGGACCAACGCCTACGGAGAGCTCGTCGAGAGCCTCTCCTCCAGCGAAGAGAAGCTGATGGACTTCCTCAAGGGAGCCATGCCTGCCGGGTTCCTCAATCCGCCGGATCAGGACAAGCCCCTTTCCCCAGCACCTACCAATTCCTGAAGGAGTAGGCATATATGGATTACCAGGCGAACAGTCGAAAGTCCAAGGAGGCTTCTCAGAAGCCCAAGGAGATTGAGAAGGTCATCACTGGCGAGGTTGTCGTCCACAAGAAGCCTCTTGGTAGGCGTCTGAAGGAGACGTTCCTCGGAGGAGATGCGCATTCCGTCGCTCGCTATATCCTGGGCGACGTTCTCCTCCCCGCATTCAGGAACCTCTTGGTCGATGCGACCACCAAGGGGATCGAGCGGATGGTCTACGGTGAACAGAGCATGCCCCGTAGGCCTCAGTCGTACAGCCCTCGTATCACGTACAACACGCCTGTCCGGCGTTCGTATCACGACGAGCCTCGATACCGCCCGAACCTTCCTGATCAACCGTCGTACTCGAGGTTCAGCCAATATTACGTCTCCGAACTTGTCCTGCAGACAAGGGAAGAGGCCGAGTTGGTCATGGAACGACTCCAGGACATCATCGACTCGTACGATGTTGCTTCTCTGTCTGACCTGCGACAGCTCGTCGGACAACCGACAACCCACGTAGACAACAAGTGGGGTTGGGTGACCTTGCGTGGTGCGGCGATCCGCCATATCCGTGAGGGATTCCTGCTCGATCTCCCACCTGTCGAACCCATCTGACCACAAGCCCGCTGAGGAGGCATAATGTCCATCATCCCTGCAGGAATCACCAGAACAGTCGCAACAGCGGCTCTCAAGACCAAGAAGAACTCGCCACACATCTTCTTCGGTGCGGGAGTCGCTGCTGTGATCGGTGGCACGTACCTGGCGTGCCGTGCAACGCTCAAGCTCTCGGAGGTCGTCGACGAGACCAGCGATGACATCGAGGAGGTGAAGAGCCTCAACGAGCGCAAGGCCAAGATCGTCAAGCGAGAAGGTGCTGACGACGAGTACATCAAAGATCTCGGATACGTCTATGGCGTCGGGGTCATGCGCATTGCGAAGCTCTATGCTCCGGCGGTCATCGTGACCGGAGCAGGCATCGCAGCGCTCACCGGGTCGCACATCTCGCTCACAAGGCGGAATGCGGCCCTCACCGTCACTCTCGGTACGGTTCTCTCGGCGTACGACGAGTACCGTTCTCGGGTCCGTGGAGAAGTCGGGAGGGAGAAGGAGCTCGAGCTCTATCACGGCATCCATCGAGAGGTGAAGGAGGTCGACGGCGAGGAGGTGACGACTCAGTCGCTGTCCGGCCCTGTCGCCTATGCTCGACTCTTCAACGAAGACTGCACGGCATGGGAGCCATATCCTGGCGTCAACAGGATGTTCGCTCAGTGCCAGCAGGAGTACTTCAACAGAGTCCTGAGGAGTCGCGGACACGTCTTCCTGAACGATGTCTACGACGCTTTCGGGATGGAGCGGTCTTCGGCAGGCGCTGTGGTCGGATGGGTCTGGAATGGTGATGGTGACAACTTCATCGATCTCGGACTCGAGGAGGACCACAACCGCGAGTTCGCCATCGGAAGAGACCCTGTGGCCCTGATCGACTTCAACGTCGATGGGGTCATCTACGACAAGATCTGAGGTGATCATGCTCGAGAAACTCACGAGTGACATCCAGACACACATCCTCCAGAAGGAGTGGGCAATTCCTACTGGCGTTGGCCTCATCGCTTTCGGCGTTGGGGCTGGCGTCGGCTACTTCGTCGGCTCGAAGCGGTACCAGAAGGTCGCTGAAGACGTCCTCGAGGCGTTCGAGGAGGTGGTGGATGAGTTTGAGGAGATCGTGGACGAGGTTCTCGTTGACGATGAGTACCTCAAGCAGGATGTCTCTGCTGACGAGGATGAGTGGGTTCTCGTTGGTGAAGCAACGCCTGATGGAGAGATCATCTTCGACCCTGACTACAAGGGTCGTCTGATCGATCCGGAGGAGGCTCTTCCACGACGAGACCCCAAGACCATCGAAGTCGTCGATCAACCGAATGATACCGTGACCAACGTCTTCGCTGATTCGAGCCCCGAATGGGACTACGAAGAAGAGGTGAAGGCAAGGACACGAAACGCCCCTTACATCCTCCACAAGGATGAGTTCTGGGCGGAGGAAAGCGGTTACACCCAGTTGACGATGACGTACTACGCTGGCGATGACATCATGGTCGACAGCGATGAAGTTCCTGTCTACAACTACTTGGGTATCGTTGGCGAGTTGAAGTTCGGGCATGGGAGTGACGACCCAGGCGTGTTATTCGTCCGCAACGACCAGTTGGAGGCGGAGTACGAGATCCTCCTCGATCGTGGGTACTACGAGGAAGAGGTTCTCGGGAACTTTCACGAGGACTCAGATACCGAGATCAAGCACTCTCGAAAGCGTAAGCTGCAGGATGAGTGACCATGGATCCGATATTTGAGACCGTCTACTTCGATTGGTTGTACGCCAAGGTTCATCTCGATGGGGTGCCGTTTGACACCTATTGTGGCCTCCTGAAAGTTATATTCCGGACGGAGTTCGTCTGGTTGCTCTCAGGAGACGACAACAGGGCAGAGGACGGCACCGATCTACGAATGGAGTTCCTGAAGCAGAACAAAAAGGGCTTTCACAGCATGTCGTGGTTCGACGACGGCTGTTCGGTGCTTGAGATGTTTATCGCACTGTCGAGACGAGCGGAATTCGATACCGACATCCCCTCTATCGACTGGTTCTGGAGGTTCATAAACAACCTTGGACTTGGCGATCAAACAGATCAGAACTTCGACATTGATTACATCAACGAGGTTCTGTACCGATTCGTCTGGCGACTCTATGAGTACGATGGCGAAGGAGGCCTGTTCCCACTCAGGCACCCGAGTAGAGACCAGAGAACCACCGAACTTTGGTACCAGTTCTCGGAGTACATCAGCGAAAACGAACCCTACTGAAGAAAGGGGATATGTGGACTTCTACAAGGTCATCATCAAAGAGAGCAAGACAACTGGCGTCCTGCGTATTCTCCCTGACTGGAGGGTTGGACGGTCCAAGGATCTCATGACCCGAGGCGGAGCCTTCTATGCAGTCTGGGATGAAGCAGCGGGACTCTGGTCGACCGATATTTACGACGTCCAGCGTCTTGTTGATGAAGACCTTCGGCGCACAGCCGAGGAGCTCGAAGCCAAGAACAATGTCCCTTACCAGGTTGACACGATGGAATCGAACGCAACAGGCTTGTGGGATTCGTTCCACAGGTTCCTGCGCAACAGCAGTTCCAACAGTCGAAACCTGGACGAGAAACTGACGTTTGAGAATACGGAGGTCAAGAAGTCTGACCACGTCAGCCGAAGGCTTCCGTATTCTCTTTCGTCGGGACCGTGCCCGAGTTGGGACACTCTCGTCGGAACCCTCTACAGCGATGAGGAGAGGGCGAAGATCGAGTGGGCCATCGGTGCGGTGGTGTCAGGGGATTCGAAGAAGATCCAGAAGTTCCTTGTCTTTTACGGACCCCCAGGTAGTGGTAAGTCGACGATCTTGAACATCATCGAACAGCTGTTCGAGGGTTACACTGCTATATTTGACGCTCGTGAGCTAGCTGGCAGCAATAACGCCTTCGCAACAGCAGCGTTCAAGGGGAACCCACTGGTAGCCATTCAGCACGACGGGGACCTCAGCAAGATCTACGACAACACGAAACTGAACTCGATCGTGTCGCATGAGATGATGACGGTGAACGAGAAGTACAAGACCCCGTTCGAAGCGAGGTCGAATGCTTTCCTGTTCATGGGGACCAATGTTCCTGTGAAGATCACCGACGCCAAATCAGGTATCATCAGGAGGTTGATCGATGTTGTTCCTACTCAACGGACGATTGATCATGATACCTATCATCTACTCATGGATCAGATCCGATTTGAGCTCGGCGCAATTGCTCATCATTGCCTGGGACAGTACAAGGCAAGAGGGGCAAATTATTATTCTGGGTATCGCCCAACGGAGATGATGCTCCAAACGGACGTCTTCTACAACTTCGTTGAGTCGTGCTTCGACATATTCAAGCTCGAAGACGGCGTTACCCTAAAGAGGGCTTGGGTCCTGTACAAGGAGTTCTGTGCTGATACAGGCATCGAGAAGATGCTGCCTCAGTACAAGCTCCGAGAACAGCTCAAGGATTACTTCGAGGAGTTCCATGAGAGGTACCGACTCGGAGACACTGAGGTGAGGAGCTACTACAAGGGCTTCAAACACCTCACGCCTCCTGTTCCAGTGAGTGACATCCCTGTGAAGACCGGAGCGCCCTTCCTGACGGAGCTGATCGAGCAGACGTCGGTGTTCGATGAGATGAACGCCGGAATGCCTGCCCAGTATGCTACGGACGAAGGAACGCCTGGGAAACGCTGGGTGAACGTCGATACGACCTTGTCAGACGTCGATACGTCCAAGCTTCACTACGTCAAGGTCCCGGAGAACCACATCGTGATAGATTTCGATCTCACGGATGAGGACGGGAACAAGTCGCTGGACAAGAACCTGAGGGCTGCGTCGGAATGGCCTCCGACGTATGCTGAATTGAGCAAGAGTGGCCAAGGATTGCACCTGCACTATATTTACTTGGGTGACGCCAGCGAGCTGTCGAACGTCTATGACGTCGGCATTGAGGTGAAGACCCTTCCTGGGGACTCCAGTCTCAGACGCAAGCTGACCAAATGTAACAACTTCAACGTTACGACGATTGGTAGCGGTCTCCCAAAGAAGGACAAGAACATGCTGTCTGTGCAGAGCGTGAAGAGCGAACGTGGCCTGAGGGATCTGATCGGGAGAAACCTCCGTAAGGAGATTCATCCAGGAACGAAGCCGTCTGTCGACTTCATCCACAAGATTCTTCAGGACGCTTACGACTCTGGGTTGGCGTACGACCTGCGTGACATGAGGACCGATGTCCTTACGTTCGCAGCTAGGAGCACCAACCACTCCAAGGACTGCATCAAGGTGGTCCAGCAGATGCAGTTCGTCTCAAAGGCAGCAATGCCTGAGGCTTCTTCTGAGGATGACGCTCCGATCGTCTTCTTCGATGTTGAGGTGTACCCGAATCTCTTCGTCGTGTGCTGGAAGAGCGAAGGATCTGAGAAGGTCGTGCGGATGATCAACCCCACGTCTTCGGAGATCGAGAAGCTCTTCGAGTTACGCCTCGTGGGGTTCAACAACCGACGGTACGACAACCACATTCTCTACGCCAGATTCCTTGGCTACTCCAACGAGGAGCTATACAACCTGAGTCAGAGGATCATCAACGGAGGAAACGACAGGCAGGTTCTCTTCGGAGAAGCCTACTCACTTTCCTACGCTGACATCTACGACTTCAGTTCGAAGAAGCAGAGCCTCAAGAAGTTCCAAATCGAGCTCGGGATCCTCCACATGGAGTTGGACATCCCTTGGGATGAGCCCGTGCCCGAAGGCCTCTGGGTAAAGGTAGAGGAATACTGCGTGAACGACGTGAATGCCACAGAAGCGGTCTTCAATGCCCGCCGACAGGACTTCGTCGCTCGGCAGATCCTCTCTGAGTTGTCTGGGCTGTCGGTCAACAACACGACACGTGAACACACCGCCAAGATCATATTTGGCAACGACAAGAACCACAAGGACCTGTTCGTCTACACTGATCTCAGTGAGGAGTTCCCAGGTTACAAATTCGATGGGAAGGAGAGCACCTACCGTGGAGAAGTCACAGGTGAAGGTGGCTATGTCTATGCAGAGACCGGTGTTTACGAGGACGTGGCGCTTCTGGACGTGGCGAGTATGCATCCGACGAGTATCGAGCAACTTAACCTCTTCGGACCGTACACGACCAACTTCAGCGACCTCAAGTCGGCGAGAATGGCAATTAAGCATAAGGACCTCGACAAGGCCCGTACGCTCCTTGACGGTAAACTCGCCAAGTTTCTTGGGGACGATAGCGATGCTGAGGCTTTGGCCTACGCTCTTAAGATTGTCATCAACATCGTCTACGGACTCACTAGTGCCGGATTCGACAACGCGTTTCGAGATAACCGCAACCGTGACAATATTGTAGCGAAGCGTGGTGCTCTGTTCATGATCGACCTGAAGAAGGCCGTCCAGGAGCAGGGCTTCACCGTTGCCCACATCAAGACGGATTCAATCAAGATCCCCGGGGCTACGCCCGAGATCATCGAGTTCGTCTCGGAGTTCGGCAAGCGCTACGGTTACGAGTTCGAGCACGAAACGACCTACGAGAAGTTCTGTCTCGTGAACGATGCCGTCTATATTGCGAAGGACGGCGACCATTGGACGGCTGTTGGGGCACAGTTCCAGCATCCGTATGTGTTCAAGACCCTCTTCAGCAAGGAGCCGCTCGAGTTCTCGGACTATTGCGAGGCCAAGAGCGTCACGAAGGGCGTCATGTATTTGGACTTCGGGGACGAGGAACATCCGCTTCTTCGACATGTGGGGCGTACTGGTGTGTTCGTCCCAGTGGAGAAGGATGGCGGTACGCTGTACCGGATCTCGGAGGACAAGAAGTACGCTGTAGCAGGCACCAAGGGGTTCACGTGGGTTGAGAGCGATGTTGCAAAGAGTCGCCTTGACAGTGGCGATGAAATCGACATCGATCAGCTATATTTCGACAACCTGGTCAACGCTGCGGTAGAAGCGATCGAGCAGTTCTGTCCGATCGATGAATTCACGAACCAACCAATCCAAGGAGTGTGATTATGGCTGAGAGGCCGAATACCCTCGTGATCGAGGACGCTGAGTTGATCCTTCCGTTCCGGAACTTCTCAGGACGGGAGGGAAGATACAACGCTGAGGGGGACAGGAACTTCAGTGTCTGTGTTGACCCCGCAATCGCTGATCAACTGATCGCAGACGGATGGACTGTCCGGATGACTCGCCCTCGAGACGAGGATGAGACCCCGAAGCCGTTCATCCAAGTTCGGGTCAGCTACCGTCATCGTCCTCCTCTGGTCGTCATGATCACCTCTCATGGGCGCACCCACCTCGATGAGAACACGATTGAAATCCTCGATTGGGCTGACATTCGCACCGTCGACATGATCATCAACGGATCGACCTGGCACAACAACGGCAAGAGCGGCATCAAGGGCTACTTGAAGTCGATGTACGTCACCATCGAGGAAGACGTCCTCGAGCGGAAGTACGCTCTGCCGCCAGATGAGTCGTTCGAAGACTGATTCCCTCCCACCACTCACCAGAACAGGAGTTCAATCCACAATGGAGATGACTGAGTTCATCCGAAAGCCTTTTGTGATCGAGGCCGTCCAGATCACCAACGAGAACATCGATGAGGTAGCCAAGGAGATCGGCTTCCTCTCCAAGACCGACAACGGTGAGAAGTTCATCATCGTTGATCGGAACACCGTCCCTGTGGTGCGCCACGTCTACATCGGTTACTGGATGACCCGCTACGGTCATCGGATCCGTTGCTACACGCCTCGGTCGTTCCTCAACCAGTTCATCCCACTCACCGACAAGGTTCTCGAGCAGCCGGTGGCGACCCTCCTCGATCGTGATCTCGATCGTACGGAGGAAGTACCGGTCGTCTCAGTGGACCAGTGATCGTCAGGGCGCTAAGACCTCTCGGCAAGAGTCTTACAGTCTGGAGCGGCCCCTCTCCATCCGCTTGTCAGGCCGCCCTGGCCGACCCGTAAGAAAAACATCCCGCTATATGAAGAGAAGAAACGAGACACTAAGGTGTGCTGCCAAATACTAAGCCAGCACCCGTTGGTGGATAGTTTTAGATGGGCTACCACCCTAGTCCTCTCTTCATTTTTTTGCCCCGGCCATTCGCATTCAAGGAGAGACTGTGGAGCAACTCAAGGCATTCATGACCGTAGCCGACGTCAAGAAGATCCTGAAGGACCAACCGGACGAATCGTTCGTGGTATTCGGGATCGACGACGGTGAGGACGTGAAGACTTACAGCATTCAGAGCGTCGGTATCACCGACCAATTCATCACCTTCTGGTCCATGGAAGAGTGATGGAGCTGTTGACCTGCGCAGCATATGACCCGTACACCATAGGACGGGGCCAAGGCAGGCAGCTATGGGCACTGTGGTCCTACAGCACAAACGACTGTAGGGGTGTCAGACTAGGCATCCCTTTTTTGACTCTGCGAAAGCGGACGAGAAGGACATCGCTATTGGTCTGGCTTGAAGCGGTGAGATAACACGGGAACGCTTAGCGAACCTTGGACCTCGTGCCCGATGGATGAACCTTCCCTTCCCAAAGATTCATCACAGGGACTGCACGCCGCCTAGCCCCGGAATAGAAGTATGCGGGGCACCCACCATCCAACCCATATTCAGAGAGGACAGTAGCATGACCGAAGAGGAACCCAAGAAGCCGGGGACGACCAAGGTCCTGAAGGAGTTCTTCGGGCTGCGGCCGGGGACGAAGTTGGCCGACTTCGCGGCGGAGCTCAAGGAGCTCACCGTCGTGGAGAAGGAGCAGCTCGCCGAGGGCATCTCCAACGGGTCGCTCAACTACTGAGGACCCCGTCGTCTGGGC